ATGAACTAGAAAATTATTTTGATAGATTAGAAGCAGAAGATATTGCTCAAGAAGCAAAAAGTTATTTTCTAGGTAAAGTAAATGAACAAAAACAAATAGTTGCTCAACAACAACAAGAGGCTCAACAGAATCAACAATACCAGCAGCAACAACAGCAGCAACAACAACAAGAGTGGATTAATGATTTCAGGCAAACATTGAATGAAAAAAGTTGGTCCCAAAATAAAAAGAATAATGTTGTTAAGCAATTTGATATTGTAGAATTAGACGATGGTAGAGAAATGGAAATGTGGAGATATAAATTTAATGAATTATGGAAGGATCCAAATTTAACACAAGTTTTTATAGATTTTATTTCAGATCTTGACCCTCACACATTACAATTTAATTCAAGAGGAGTTCCCGTTAATAAACAAGTAACATCAACAATACAAAATTTAATAAACAGTAAAAAACAAAATAGATCAAAAGGTCAATACAGCGATAAAAGACAATCAGACTCTTCAATCCAAAACATTGACCCTCGAAATATTTAAAATTAATAATACTTATTTTTATAATTAAAAACATTTAACAATGTCAGTAAAAACATTTGAAAATGCCAAATTTATCCATAATGGACAATTAAGACCTACCGTATTAACAGATGGTCTTTTGGCAACAGGTACAATTAAAGGACTTCACTTAAGTCAAGCTTTTGGAAGTACTGAAAATCTTGAAACTATAAATATGGGTTATGCTCAGATATTCTCTGCAACTAACCGTTATTATGGTAAACCAATGATCGGTATGACCGAAGCTAAAGGTAAAGTAAAAACAATCAATCGTTCAGGATTCCGTTGGGAACTATCAGGAGGTAATACACAAAAAGCTCGTATTACTCAAGTTCCATGTACTGATGCTAGACCTGGTCTTCATTTACAATCTTTTGATATTGTAGTTGATAAGCCTTGGTTTAATGTATCAGATATTATCATTCCACAGCATAATCAAAAACTATGTCGTGTAATGACTTACGGTAATGGTCAGTCTCGTTCTCATCACCAAGTAGGTCCAAATGCATTTAGATATACTATTCAATACGTTACTAATAATGGTAATGAATTTTTAGATGCTAAGTATATTCAGGAAGGACAAGAATGGTGTAAAGTATCCGGTGCTGTAGCTACAGAAGATAATATTGATGCTGGTGGATTCCAATTCTATTCAATTTTTGAAAGTGAAGGTCAAATTCAACAACATGCAATAAAAGTAGCTGTATCAGATAAAGCTGCTCGTAGATCCAAACAAGCTATGGAAGGAAAAGGTGGCATGGATGAATATGGTAAATACCTAAAAATGCTTTGGGTTAAATATGAAGACAAAGTTACAGGTAAACCAATGGCTCGCTTTATGGCAGTGTTAGATGCAGAAGCATTTAATGAACTATATCAAAACTGTGAGTGGACGTTAGTATTTGGTAAAACATCTAATAACATGATCTCTCCAGAAGGTCATCAAATTTTAACTGCTTCAGGTTTGCGTCAGCAACTAGAATCAGGACACACATTAGAACATAATGGTGCTCTATCTCTTGAAGAATTAGAAGATTGGTTTGATTCTATCATTAAAGATAAAATCTCTGAAGGTGAACAAAAAATTGTACTATCTGCAGGACGTGAGTTTCGCAAAATGTTTGATAAAATGATTAAAGCAGATGCTAAATCATTTACAACTATTGATTCATTGTTTATTCGCAAAGGAAGTAATTTCCGTGATCTTGATTATGGTTCTTATTTTGCTAGCTATAAAGGATTTACAGTTGATATTTCTGTAATGGAAAATCCAGCTTATGATAATCAATATTACTGCCCACAAATGCACCCTGTACGTACAAATGTACCTATTGATTCTTGGCGTGCAGATATCCTTGACTTTGGTTCTAGTAAGCAACAAGGAACAGGTGGAGAAACTGACAACATTTCAATGATTCAAGAATCTTATTGTAACTATAACATTAGCTATAACGGTAAATGGTATGGCGAACATGATGGCAAAACAGGAATGCCTATTACTGACGGTGGCTTAGGTCAAACTGGAGGTGTATCAGGATATTCTATTTTGCGTGAAAAATCTGTTGGTCTTATGGTTGCCGATGTAACTCGTTGTGGTTCAATATTCTTATCATTCGATTAATAAAAACATATTTCATAATTTAAAAACTAACTAAAAAAATGACTAAATATATTAAAGAAGACAGTAGAAAAATTAGAATTGAACCTAATCCTTATCGAAACATTAAGCAAAAGTTTAAAATGAAAACTAAAAAACTTAGTGGTGGTCAACCTGTAGTTAATTTGCAAGGTGAAGCTGTATATACAGAAGTTACACCTGATGCATTATATAGAGTTCCGGGGACAAGTAAAAGAGTCGCCCCAGCTAGAACTCAGAAAGGATTGAATACAGGACTTGACGTATTAGTTACAAATCCATACAAAGATGTTAATTCATATACACCTGAGTGGGAGATAATACTAAAAGGAAAGGAAAAGGTTCTTTTACAACATATTTTAGAGTATGAGTGTGGATATTCTTTGGATTATCTAACTCATCGCATACCTAACGGTGTGGTTGCTTCAGATAAAGTTGATAAAAGGTTTTTTGAAACTGTTGAATCTAAACCTAGATTAGATGGCAATGTAACATTTCTACATCTTTCAAACCCTATTCATAAAGTTAATTACTATACGCTATTGGCACATAAATCTGTTGCTAATACTTGGGATGAACTTATGGATGGTGGTAACGAAGATGCTGAATGGTATATTGTTGATGATGAATCAAAACAAAAACGTCAGAAGTCTAAATCAATGCGTGTAGTTGAGGGTGGGGCTGCTTTAAAAGAATTAATGGATAGTAATTCAGATTCTATACTCACAATGACTAAAGCATTGGAAATGTCAGAAGCTTCTGATCGCAATATAACTAGAGATAAAGCATTTAATATTATTTATAATTATTATAATAAAAATGTTAAATCTTTTGACCAATTTATTGAGCTATATAACTTATGGAAAGATCCTGTTGTTGGTAGAAATAAATTTGTTGCAATGGGTGATTTATTCAATTATCAGAACCAAGGTTTAGTTTCATATAAAGGTGGAAGATATACTTGGTACAAAACAATCCCTGGTGAACCGGCTGAAACATTTACATTCAATGGTAAAATGAATTTTATTGTTGAGTTTTTATTGGATCCGGCAAATCAAGAAAATGTAGAAATGCTTCAGGAAGAATACGAAAGTAAAATTAAATAAATATGCGTATTGAACAAATGCATTATAATTTTGAACTTGGCTTAGATCGGGTCGCGTCAAATGACCGACCTGATTTTATGCCGTGGGAAATAGATGAATATCTAAATAATGCAATACTGTTATTTTTAAAGAAAAGATATAAACTTGATCAAGCTCGGAAAGCATTTGAGGTTGATCAATTTAGAATGTCTGAACTTGCAAATTTGCATATAAAATCTCCTGAATTACAACCAGCAATAACACCTATTGATTTAGGTAATGGTTTATACGAAGTAAGATTAAATGATTTAGGTAATAACATTAATAATCAATACTTTAGATATTTATTTTTAACAAAAGCAGAGATAACAATAACGAAGGGAACTTGTACTAAAAAAATTAGAGTTAATTTACATCAAACTGATGACAATAAAACCTTTTTCAGTCAACCTAGTTTTGATTGGGGAGAAATACTTGCAATGTTTGGTAAATCAACTTTTAATACTCCGGCAGTCATACCTAATCCTGCAATTAATGCAGATTCATATGATACGACTGCTGAGTTAATAACTGATCCCGGAATTATAACTGAGCGTTTCAACAATGATCAATTACAATCTTTATATCTTGATACAACTGGCTCTGACGGAATACAACAATTTACAGTAAGTAGTGCAAATGTAAGTTATATTAAATACCCAAATAGAGTTTTTATAGGAGGGTATGCACATATTGATAAACATTCAACAGCTACAACAGAACAAATTCAATGTGACATTGATGAAGGTTTTCATCAAGATATAGTTCAAATGGCAATCCAACTTGGATTAAAAGATATAATTGGCGGAATAAATCAAGCTCCTCCGCCTCCAAGAACACAAAAATAATACTAAACAATTTATAATTATTAATTAAAAATTACTTAAAATGATTTCAAAACACAGTCAAACAAAATACTTTATACTTGATCCCGCAGTAGCGGCTCCAGGTGTAGGAAGTTCATTGTATACCCCAGCAGGTGTACTCAATTTAGCAGTAAGTAGTACAGGACTTTATGGTCCAGTACCAGGTAGTGGTAATCACGTTGAAGTTGGAGCTGGTGGTCCAGGATCTGCATTTCAAATAATCCAACGTAGAGATGCATCTTTAGATAGATCTCCATTGTATAATCGTCCATTTGAGCAATCTGATTGGATTAATGCTTTCTGTTCAGAAGGTATTATAATTGATCAGTCTAATGCTGCTCTAGGATCTAATGATTCACATTTAATTGGAGATGCAAGTGTTGCATCAAGTCAAATTGTACCTGCCGATTTAACTACTTATCAAATTCAAGTATCTGGTCATGGTGACCGTACTGATTGGTTTAATGGTGGATATAATACTCCAACAATATTTGGATTTTATACAACTCCTGATTTTTCTCTTGGTACACTCACTGTTCCTCAACAAAGAGATACAATTGTTGCTGAATTAGCACTTGCTGTCAATGACAATAAATCTCAACAAATGGCATTTGCTGTTGCACTAGACTCATCAGGTGTAGGTGCAGGAACAGGAGCAGTTCTTGTTTCTAGTCTTGGTGATGGTACTGTAGCTGTTGGAACTAATGTAGTTATTGGATATGACCGACAAGGAGGTGTTCAGTCATTTGTACTTACAGCGGAAATGGCTCAGTCTTTTGTGGCATTAGAGGCTGATTTAGTAGTTAAAGGCTTTGGTGCCGCTACTGTAAAGCTAATACCTTATGCTGTAGTAGGATCTACTAATATTCCAGCAGGTGTAGTAATAGCAGGTGCTGGTACTTGTGACATGATTTATGTCATGGCATTAGATGAAGGTCAAGCATATTATGATTTTAGAATGCAAACTAAACGTAGAGTTGAAGTAGGTCTAGTTAGTGGATTAGACAATGTACCTCAATCAAGAATTAGTATTGGTTCTGAAGGACAAGGATATGGTCATCAATTGAATATTCAATATCAAATGAATAATCGCTATGAAGAAACTAATCGTTCAAGAATGCCTTGGGAAAGTTATAATGTTGAATTTCCAAATGCATTTAAAGCTAATGCTTTCTATGATTATTTCGTAATAGAACATTGTGATGGTAGAACAGCATCTAGTGGAATGCCTTCTGTAAATAAAAATACAACTATTATAGCAGTTGTTAATTTTACAATTGGTGATGCTACAACTAATCCATTTTGGACAGGTGTCGCTAACACCCAACGTACTTATTTATTTCAGATGTTAAATTTATTTAATACTAATAATAACTTAAACGCAACAGCATCAGGCGCACCATTAGCTTAATAAAACATTAAAATGGCAGATCTCAATTTTTTAAATACAACAAATTGTGATGCTATAACATTTAATACTCCTACAACAGGGCTTCAGTATGTTGATTACATACTGGGCTCTGCTGTTAAGGATTTTACAAATGTTGATAAGTATACAATAACACATTCTACCAATTGTTGTACACCTGGTATTATAACCAATATTGCACCTCGATATCAATTTGTATTGAGTGAATCATGTACCCCTGTAGGGGCAAATGATGTATACAGCGTTCAATTTGGAGGCTTTAACGGAGATTTAATATCTGGAAATTTATCTTTAGTAATTAATGGCGGATTACCTGTTAGTCCTGTATTTACTGTTGTTAGTGGAGTATTAAGTATAGATCTTACTTTACCTTCAGCAATCCCTGGCGCCACAACTTATAAAGTTACAATAACAACCCAATCTGGGTTTGTTTATGTTATAGATTTTATTATAACAAAGTCAACTGGAACGGCGTGTAATGGAGTTCTTTCAGGAACTGTAATTACATACCCTGCTTTACCAAGTAATATTGTACAAATAGCTTCTCCTGGAATTGCAGCAACTACAGGAAATGTTACTACTTTATCGGGTTCTTTTGCCGGAACAACAGGTAGTACACCAGAAGCAATAAACTTAACTGCTGATAATACGGGAATAATTGGTAACAATATTGTTATTACAGGAACAGGAGCAATACTGTTAAGTACACTTGTCTCAAATTGGAATGCTGCTAACCCAGCTAATACAATAACATTAACTGAAATTGAAGGTAATGATTATACTCCTTCAAATGGAGAAACATTTACATTATCAGGTGGAGTTGATGAAGTTATACAATTAAGTATTAATTCTTTATATGGTTCAACAACCATGTTGCCTGGTACTTATCAAATTATATTCTGTGAAGTAAATCAAGATACAACATCAACCTGCATACAAAATCACATGTTTATTGATTGCGGAACACTTAAGTGCCAAGTAGTTAGTAAATGGGTTTTATGTGTTGATTCTAATATAATGGATTTTTATAATGCATTATTATATTCTAATGATTGTACAGCAAGTGTTTCATATTCTGAAATATGTGCGTTATATGAAATATTAATTATTTTATTGCAAACAGATGGATGCTTTGGTAGAATTGATGATTGTAATTGTTCTGATGCTTCTACTGTAGCTAATAAATTAAGCCCTGTGGCATACCCAACTAGTTCTAATAATAATCCTTGTAGCAGCTGTTAATATGGATCCAGATTTAAAATGTCATTTTGTTAAACAATTATCCCAATATGCATCAAAGATATTATATGGATATCATTGTAACATGGAAGTATTACTAAGTGATATTAATACAGTTAAACGATTTATTACAATTGAAGACAATATCGTTAGCTGTTCTTTAAATGGTGCTATTATTAACGATCTTAATAAATATAGACAATTACTATTAACTAACTATTCTAGTGCCTGTAGCGGGTGTTAAATTAACTATGGAGTATTTTATAGATAAACGTGTATTTGTAACAGGAAGAAAATCTGTTCTTGGTTTAGACAATCCGTTTAATCTAACTGCTTTTACGAATAGTCAGATTTCATTAATGGGTGTTTCTTGTGCTCAAAATGGATTAAATATTCAAACAGCATTAGATCCTATAACTGGAACACAAACTAATTGTACAGAATTAGGTGGTACATTATTACATGGCACTACAGTTACAGGGGGAGGAAATCTGTTTGCATTTGACACTATAGATTTAGACTTTACAGGAGATTTTTGGTCTACACAATATACAGAAACTATATCTATAAGATCTGCTCAAACTTTAATACTACGAGGAGATACAATAGTAAAATTTGTCACTCCCAGTATTGTAGCTTCTACTGGTACAATTGGACAAATATTAACTTTACAGTCATCTGCAGGACCTGTTACAGGAGGAGCATGTGAATGGTCTGATCCAAGTGCAGCAATGTTACTTAACATATATACAGGAAATGGTTCATTAACTGCAAATAGAACGTTAAATGGTGCAGGTGCATTTAATTTAAGTTTTATTGAATTAAATGATTTTATTGTAGAAACAGTAAATAATGTCTCATTTATTGAAGGTAGTGCTTTTTTAATTAATGATTATGCTTCTTTTACTATATCACAAACTAATAGTATTGATATAGAAGCTACTACTGCTATTGATATATTAACAGGTGGCGGTTTAACCTTACAAGGAGGTACACAATTAAGCATACAAACCCCTAGTGTAGGAAGTGTTTCACCGCCTTCAATAGGCGATGTATTAACTTTATCTACTGTATTGGGAGAATGTGAATGGCAATCTCCAATAAACGTTGTTAGTACTGCAATAAATTATATAGCAAATAATAAAGAAGTTGTTTTAGTAACTACTGGAGCAATAGATAAAAATATAACATTACCATTAGCAGCAAAAGCTAATCAACAAATAACTATTAAAAAAATTGATGCTGGAGCAGGTGTTGTACACATAGTAGGTAATGGAGTTGAAACAATAGATGGTGTAAATGATCAACCGCTGAATTCACAATATGAAGTTATGACTGTTGTAAGCAATGGAACAGAGTGGTTTGTTATATCATATAATTAAAATAATAAAATAACAATAAAATATTAAAATTCAAAATTCAAAATTATGTCAAGTAACAAATTATTTATCGACAGAAGAACAGCAGTAACAGGAGCAAAGTCCAAAATACTTATGGACAATCCAGTTGCAGTGCATACTTTTGTACTTCAATTATTACAATCTCTACCCGTTTATGCAACTGATGGTGACGCTGGCACTGTTGGCGGATTAACTACCGGTCAATTATATAAAAACTCAGCAACTAATACAATATCATACAAAATATAATAAATCATGGCAGGACCTAGACTTGGACTTCCTGGTAGAACAGGTTCGTCTAATAAAAACACGGAATTAGGAGCTTTAAACGCAATAGTTAAGAAATTAATAGAATTAAAAGTTATTAATTCTTCAATCACTGGTGGAACAGGCGTAATAAAAAGTAACTTAGAAAAATTAAAAACAGAAGCTAATGATTTAGTAGAAACTTATACTTGGTTAAGCGGGGGTTTAGCAGATCAAAGAATAGATGAGATAGTTTATTCTTCTGCTAGTCTTGGGCTAACGGTTAGAGAAACATTTACTTACAATGGTGGTGCAGGTACATATCATGTAGCTACTTCAACTTTATCATAAAATGGGAAAACAAATATTTAATCCACTATTACCTAAAAGATTTCAAGAACTTAGTTCTTCTACAGGTGGTAGTGAAGATTTAGCTGCTACTCTTGTATTAGGTAATACTACGGGAGGAAGGGATGTAGTTATTTCAACAGGAGATAATATAATTGCTGTTAATTCAGACCCTAGTAAAACTGTAACTTTAGATTTTGGCAATCTTGCATCTAATAGATACTTTGATATAACAACAGATAATCAAAACTATGTAACTCCTTTTTTATCTATTACTAATACCTTAGCACAATTTGGAACAGATACTGCACTTCTTGAGATATTAACAAATAGTTTAGATATAAAAGCAGGAACATTTAGAATAAAAAGTGGTGCTTCTTTTTATTCTAGCTATATTCCAACTACACTAACTGCTGATAGAACTTATACATTTCAAGATGCAAGTGGTACAGTTGCTTTTCTTTCTGATATTACAGGAGGAGGATATATACAAACAGCAACAACAATAAATGCTACTCCATTTCCTTTAACTTTGTCAAAATCTATAGTTAATGGAACTGTTCAATCTTTTGTAACAAGAGTTACTGCTATAGCAACGGCTACAGGAGATGTATGGTGTCATGAATTTAGAGGTGCTATAAAGCAATTTGGAGGTGCTACCTCCATTGTTGATACAGTAACAGATGAAATGATAGCTGAAGATGTAGCTACAGCAGCTTGGGGAGCAGCTATTACAGCAGTTCCTGGATCTATGTCTATAACAGTAACAGGAGCAGCAGTTGATATTAAATGGAAAGCAGAAACTACATTTAGTGAAATAGTAATATGATAATCAAACAAACAAAGATAAAAAACTTAAAGTATCTAAAGGGACAAACCTTACCCTTTGGATTAGTTTCAAGTGGTCTTGTTTTAAATTTAGATGGTTTTTACAGTTCATCTTTAGCGGCTGGAAAAAGTACTTGGAATGACCTGACAAGTAATAATTATGATGGTACTTTATATAATGGTGCTACATACACTACAGATAAAGGTGGTGGTTTATCTTTTGATGGGATTGACGATACCTTAGATTTAGGATATATACTTAATGGAGTAATAGCAGGAACAAGTCCTACCTATACAATTCAAGCTTGGATAAAATTTGATACATTAACAGACGATGTTCCCTATGCTTGGTTTACAAAGTATGGGTCAGGTAATAACAGACAACTTCTTGTAATTGCGAGAAATATAACATCTAATAATTATGGCGGTATTAGACTTGAACATATACCTTATTCAAGTCCTGGTATTTTTGGAGGTTTACCATCTACAAAATTTGTACGAACAAGTGGTCCAACTACAATAGCAGCTGGTAATATACACAACCTTACTATTACATTTGATGGTTCTATAAACACCAATGATGGGTTAGATAGACCAACATTTTATATAGATGGAGTATTACAAAATAAAGTTCTTCAAGGTTCATATAATGCACTAACAAACGTATTCCAAGCAACGAATACGAAAGTTTCACTTAATGGGGCTATTGGAACAGGAACTAATCCTTACATATTTGCTTATGCTGGAACTAATTATCAGACATTAGTTTATGATAGAGTGCTTACACAAGAAGAGGTAACACAAAATTTTAACTCATTAAACGGTAGATATGGCACATAGTTATGAGAATAGAGATACTATTATATTTAACGTTAGTGAGTTATCAAAAATAGACTATGCACAGGTGTATGAAACAGAAGATGTTAGGAGGTCTGTGAATCAAACTAAAGCATTTATAAAGTGGAAACACGGTAATCCACCTGATTTCCTTGATGCTCTGACAACAAAAGAAGGACCTTATACATATGAGGAAATAATACAAATATTATTAACAGCAGAATGGAGCGAACCATTTATAGTATAAAATATAAATAACAATGGGATTAAGAACAATATTAAAAACAGCTGGACATTGGTTAAAAGGTGCTATAGTAAAAGTAGACTCTGAGATTCAATTTGATACAACAACTAATCCTGAGATAGATTCTACGGGAGGAGACTTTGTATGGAATGCAAAAACTGCTTCAGCAAGTTCTTGGAAATTACGTGACGCAGGAACTTTAGAAGATGTAGTGACTACTAATACTTCAGCAAAGACATTCACACTACATCCTAATTATACTGCAAATGGGTTTGGACCATTTACTCCAACCAGTAACAGTACCAATATGGTTGAAGTCAGTCAAGAGTCTGACTTTGGTACTCCTGATGGTAGTGGAAATATTACTTTAGTAACAGGGACAACTTATTTTATTAGAGGTATTGTTTCTTGTCCTAACAGATTAGTAATTGATACTGAAGGTATTGTTCTATTAGGGTGGGATAGAGATAAAGATGAACTTTTGCATACAGGTAGTGGAGGAGACTTTATTACTGTTACAGATGTTAACTTTGAAATGGCTAATTTAAAACTTTCTTCTACTAATGCAGTAGGTGGAGAGGTTGTACTAAGGGCAAGTAATTTTAATTACGGAACATATAATGATGGTAGGTTAAAGGTACTTACTATAATAAATTGTCAGTTTAGAGATTGTTATGATGTTCATCACATAGAAGGGTTTGATTTAGTTGACATACAACAAACTTTATTTTGGTATGTTAAAGCTACTGTAATGGGGTGTCACTTTAAAAATGTTTCTAAACTTCAAATTTCAAGCTGTGAATATGTTAGATGGTTTAGAGAATCTACCATACCAACACCTGGAGGATACGCTACCGCAGAAATGATTACACTCCTTGCTAATGGAGCAGGAAATGGTTTTGGAGCTGTTAACATTACAGGCTGTATTTTACATCCTCAACAGGCTCAAAACGGAATAGATATTAGCGCAACAAGTACAACAGGTTTTGGCACAATTTCAGGCAATACATTTATTAATATAGGTTTAACAACTGGAGTTGTAGCACTTCTTGATTACAACGTACAAACTTCCTATATAATTCAAGCTAATCAAGGATTGATAAATGCCAATGCAAAAGGTACTTTGTCAATAGTTGGAAATTTAAACGACTTAGATACGGGAACTACAAACCCACAAGTATTAGCAGTAGCAAACATAGATACGGGGGCTTTCACAAATGCACCAACTTTTCCTGTTGCAAACAGAGTTACTACAAGCGTTCCAAATTGCTCTTTTACTTACAACAATAAGAATGATGGTAATTTCTTTGTAGTTATTACAGGAACGGTTGAAATGAGTGGAGATGGATTTATAGCGTGTAGAGTAAGGTCAAATGGTACAGCTATTCCTTTTGCTATTGGTTATCCTGAAATACGACAGGGTAGAGCGCAAACCTTTAGTTTTAGTGTAATAGGATCAGCAGTTGTTGGAGATGTATTTGATGTAGAATTTGAAGCATTTAATACAGGAGGAACATCTACACCTAATGACATTTTAGTAAGAGAGTTTGTATTAAATGGGTATCAATTTTAAATTATAAACAATGGATTTCACACTATTATTTCAAAACCTTTTAAGATAATGAATGACGCAGTAGTCATATTAGTCAATGTTTCTAGTCCATCAGAAACTATATTTATTAAAGAATTAAACATTAATGTTGCGAAAAAGCCTCAGAGGAGGCCGGGGTCAGGTAAAATTTCCACAAAAGACCCATACTATATTGTTACTAATAACTTTAATTTTGATCAAATATCTTCTGCAAATTCATTATCAACTGCTATACAGAATGATAAAATATTGCTAGAAATAAACAATATCTTACAATCTAAAGCTGATTCTTTATTATATTTAACTGTACCTTTACCCCCAGGAAGCGGTGAAGTAAACACAGCTAGTAATGTTGGTGGTAGTGCTGGTGTTTTTAAGCAAAAGACAGGTGTAGATTTAGAGCTTAGAAGTTTAGCATCTGTTGATTTAAATATTGCAGAAGGAGTTGATACTATTGAAATACAAGCACAACCTGCATTGATTACTAACTATTCTTCTATAGTACCTATAGCAGGTATGAAAGTTTTACTTGAAAATGGTGGAACTTTAAGAAGTGCAGATGTATCTAACTTTTTAGCTAGCACACCATTAGTAGATGACAATGTCGCTAGAGATGCAGCATATCCATCTCCTTCAAATGATTTTCAAGTATACAACAAGAGACAAGGATTGATAGAGACATATAATAGTACATATGATTTATGGATTAGTTCAGGTATGAATGTATGTGTAGAGGATACTACTGTACAAGCAGTAGCTCCACAAAAAGCTGTGTACATTGTACCTACTGCTGCTACTATTGGTGGTGTAGAATTTCCTGTATTAGGTTATCCTGCTGCTTCTGCTGAAAGAAATGTTACTCAAGGTGTAGTAACTAGGAGAGGAGCAGCTACAGCTAATCCAAATCAAACAT